CACCAGCAGGTTGGTCAGCACGGGCACGTTACCCACCATCTTGGCGTAACCGGCCTGCTTGCCGGCCTCCTGGGTGAGCTCATTCCAGATGTGCATCCAGTTACCGTAGTGCTTGTCGATGCGCTGCCCACCAATCTCAATCTCCACGGACTTGATCAAGTTGTGTCCCACCCAGTTCAGCCAGCGGAACTGGGCACCAGAGCCATCGGCAGTCTGGAGAGTCACCTGAGGCAGGGTGGCCTGCAGGTACATGCGGTGGATCAAGTCACCATTACGCTGGATGGTGCAGGTCACACGCTTGCCGAAGCCAGGAGAACCGTTGAAAGGGTTCTCAATGGACTCCATGGCGAAGTTGGTGTGGCGACGGTACACCACCTTGAAGAAGGTAATCTGAGGATTACCAGTCAAATACACATCCTGAGCTCCGTAGGCAACCAGCTGCATCAAACCACCACCCGTCATTTGTTTATATCCCTTCTCTAGAAATAAATTTCTAGAGAGGCGGGTGGATTTTAGCGAAGCCGGGGAGATCTTCATTTTTGCCCCCCAATCTGGACTATTTCAGAGGGCTTGCCGGGGACATCCCTTTTTCGCGTGGAACACACCCAGAGGTTTTAGCCTAAACCCTCATCCTCTGAGAAGTTAGAATGGCTTCACATGATGCGTTTTTCAGAATAAGACCCACAAAGCGTAGTAACCCTGAGGCCCGAACTACGCTGGACTCACTCCACAGAGTCCGTATTCAGAATATTCTTGAACGTGAGGGCGATGTCGATTCTTTAAAGGCTGATATTGAGAAACTCCGTAAGGAGTGTCGTGAGACCGTGGATGAAATAGATTACGAGTTGAAGCAGAAACGGATCGCGGATTTAGAGAAGGATATTGGCAAGCGGAATGGGAATAATGAGTTCTTCGAGTACTTCCTCGACACGGGGAATATACTGTACAAATATTACGACATGCAGGAGAAGATTCAGAACGGGGATGAGGTGAAGCGTAAATCGGGAAAGGCGAAGCCTGGGTCCGTGTTGGCGGCTCTTGATGCTGCGGCGGCGACGGATGATCCTACACGCATTGTGAAGACCGATGGAGTGTCACAGGGGCGTGATAAGTTGCTGGAGCAGTATTTGCTGAAAGTCCATCCAGAACATGTGCGCGGGACGAATGAGATTGAGAACGATCCCTATGGGGAGTGCGAGAAGTGTCGAAAGGAGATGATCTTCAGCGCGAACGAGGCCGTGTTCACTTGTACGGAGTGTGGGTTCCAGGAGTTTGTGTTGGTCGATTCCGATAAGCCGAGTTATAAGGATCCTCCCAGGGAGGTCAGTTATTACGCCTACAAGCGTATTAACCATTTCAATGAGTGGCTGGCACAGTTCCAGGCCAAGGAGAGTACGGAGATCCCACAGGAGGTCTATGAGTCCATTTGCGCCGAGCTGAAGAAGGAGCGTATTCTGGATTATCGGACTCTTTCTCGGCAGAAGGTGCGCGAGATCCTGAAGAAGTTGAAATACAACAAGTATTACGAGCACGTGCCGCATATCATTAATCGGCTGAACGGGCAGAATGCGCCCGTGATGAGCCGTGAAGTCGAGGAGAAGTTGCGCTACATGTTCAAGGAGATTCAGCCCTCCTTTCAGAAGAACTGCCCCAAGGACAGGAGCAACTTTCTTTCGTATTCATATGTTTTGTACAAGTTCTGTGAGCTCTTGGAGCTGGATGAGTATTTGTCGAGTTTTCCGTTGTTGAAGAATCGCGATAAGCTCTATGTGCAGGATAAGATCTGGGAGAAGATTTGCGCCGATTTGGCTTGGCAGTTCATAAGATCTGTCTGACCTTGAGCGTGACATACTTTAAAAAAGAAATCCCCGGATCCCGTAAAATTACGGAAATAAAAAAGCACATGATAAAATATAAATGGAAACTTCTACTACCGTCGTCACAAATCCCGTCACGACTGCTAAGCATTACCCAAACGCCATTATTTACGTGCTACAATGTATCGATAACTACTACTATATCGGATCAACTATCAACCATCCACGATATAGGCTAAGTAATCATAAGTCAGATTCTATCACATTTCCCGATAGACATGTATATAAGCACATAAATGGCATCGGTTGGGAAAACGTGCACCTGGATATCGTAGAAGAATATCCATGTAATACAAGGGAAGAACTACGATTGAAAGAAGATGAATGTATAAAAGAGTCGTTGAATGATATATATTGTCTAAATCACATCAGGGCATCAGTAACCGAGGCAGAACGTAAGGAGAATGTTGCGAACTATTATCTGGCCAACAGGAAACAGATCATCGAGCAACACCGTGAGTACCTCCAAGCGAACAAGGATAAAGTCGACGCATACCAGGCCAAATACCGAAAGGAGAATGCAGAGGAAAGGCGTGAATATAGCAAACAGTACGTGGAAGAACACCGAGAAGAAGTGAGGGCACAGCGAAAGGCTCACTATGAGGAAAACAAGGCTGAGATCATCGAAAAACAGAAGGCCTACGTGGAAGCAAACAAGGCTGAAGTACATGCGCGAAAGAAGGAGTGGGCAGAGAAAAACAAGGAGCGGATAGCAGAAAAGCGCAAAAAGTACGCCGAGGAGAATAAGGAGACGATCCAGGAGCGCGGCAAGGAATATTACGAGAAGAACAAGGAAGTGATCCAGGAAAAGTTTAAAGTCTATCGCGAGGAGAACAAGGAGAAGATGAAAGAGTATATGAAGGCATATAGAGATAAACACCGTGGAGAACTATCAGAATCACATATCTGTGAATGTGGCGGTAAATACACAAAGAATCACGAGGACACGCATAAAGCGAGCAAGCGGCACATGAAGTTTTATGCAAGTAAGGAGGGCTCTGAAACATTAAATACGACCCAATAACCCCCCATACGTCTCCTTGATTTTATTTGCAGTTTCACTCCGAAATAGCTTATAAAGAGCATCAGGCACGCCCAAATAAAGTACCAAGTAGAACCACGGATCAGGGGAAATCTTTCGAAGATCCAATAAGGAAACAGCCTCTTTTGCCTCAATCGCGACAACCCCCATAATATTTTGTTCCTTTCCCACAAAGAGCCCTGCCGCAATAAAACGCTGCATACAATCATCATAGAGTGTGTCCCAGCGCTTCCAAGAATCTATTGTGCCGGCCAAGATTCCAGCCATGACCCGTGGTTTTGCATAGGGTCCTTTGATACGAATACCTCCTGGGAACTCTACATAGGTATCATCGCTGCGAACATAGGGCCACCAGTTAAAAAGCAGCATACGATCTGTAGGAATACGTTCCGTTACGGGGAAACGATCCTTGACAAGTTCTAGAAGTTCCCTATTACGTAAAATGCCTGCATCCGCCCACACAAATGTGGAATGGTTGAAGGGATTCAGTAGAATGGCCCGTTTCACGAACTCTTTCTTTTCGTACCAGATTTTGTAGAGTTCGGGGGAATGAATATTCTTTTCAACGTCGATAGAATGTTGTTTCTCCCAGAATCCAGGTTTGAAGGCTGTATTTGCCGTCCATTCTTCACGCGGTACCACGATAATCCGTGTTCGATCATTGCCTTGACGACACTCTTCAATAAAGGGGACCAGGTCAGCATCGGTGAAAAACACTAAATGGAATGGGAGAGATAGAAAGAGACGCATCCATTCTCTGTATCGGGTAGGGTCGTATTTCGATTTCATGTCGTAATAGGCTGATACGACTGTGCTCGGTTCTTTTGTCTCTTTGAATGTTCCGAGAGGTAGTTTTTGATAATATCCGAGGCGGGGCGGAGGAACATAAGTATTCCACGAGCTCATATAGTTCGTTATTTCATAATATTATCGTATTTTATACACAGAATGGAACTACGGGGCCCATGTTCTTACAGTAAAACCCTCGGTTTCAGGAATATTGCAAATCCTGAAATCGTGGATGCATGTATAGAGGTCAATGGGATTGTCACGCCGATACAGGAAAACTGGCTCTCTGTCGAACACGGCGACGGCGCCCTGTATGTCTGGCACAACTATAAATATTATGACTCGAACGCTGCCGTGCTGAGCGATCGGTGGTATGACGTGACAGTGCCGCTCGACACTTTCAAAAATATCAAGAAGGTCATGTTTCGCCATACTATACCAAACTATCAGGGAGGGCCAGCTATCGTTAGGATTTTCTTTACCGAAACGATAGTTGGTTTGTTAAAGGGGTTATAGAGTGTTAAATGCTGCTATCGGAAATCTTACAGGCGGGCATTAAGCGATGGTTGGTTACAGGCGGGCATTAAGCGATGGTTGGTTACAACCGAGCGCCAGGAAACCCGACGAGGTTGGCGCCAATCCCGAAGCCAGCGCCCTGGCG